TAGAATCAACTAAAAATAGTGAAAAACATTAGAATAAAGCATGTCAAATGCTTCTATTGCTCTTGCTCGTAGGCGTAGTGCTCAGCTGGCGGCGAGGTCTATAACAAAAGAGCCAAAGGTTATTGAAGTACCTAAGCATGTAATTAAAGCTAGAGATAATTTTGCTTTCTTTTGCGAGTTAATGGGTAAACCCCCTGCTCGTCATATGAAAGTTTGGCATGAGGCATTTTTAACAAAACAAAGCAACGAACATTTACTTGATATAGCAGGTCCTAATACGTGCCTATTAAGCCCTAGAGGTAGTGCTAAATCAACAGAGATAGGTTTGCTTATAGCTTGGCTTATAGGCCGTCACGCCACTGCTCACAAGCTATTGAGAACTTTGTATGTTTCTTATAACGTCGATGTTGCTCGAAATAAGAGTGCTGCGATAAAAAACCTGATAATGAACAAGGAATATCAGGAAATTTTTCCGACAGTTAGATTATCGAAGACTCGCACGAGCGATGAATTATGGTCGATTGATTTCGATTTTGCAGAAGTAGATATAAGAGGAGAAGATGCTTTTACTGTCGCTTGTGCAGGATTAAAAGGAACTATTACTTCAAAACGTAGTTCTTTGATTATTGTGGATGACGCTATAAAAAGTGCGGCTGCTATTTCTAATCCAGAAATTAGAAGAGAAATGGAGACTAATTGGAATAATGTTATTGTTCCTACCATGTTCCAAGGTGCTCGAGCGATTGCCTTAGGTACGCGATTTCATTTTGATGACTTATTTACAACTACTTTTTGCGAAAAACGAGGATGGAAGGTAATAACACAAGCAGCTTTAAGGTATGAAGAAGATGGTAGGCCACGTTCTTATTGGCCTGAGATGTGGTCAGCTAAGTATTTATTGAAATTACAGAGTGAAGATCGTATTGCTTTCTCTTATCAATATTTAAATCAACCCGTTAAAACCAGTGAATTAGGAATTTCTCCTGAATTATTCGTCAAAGGAGAAGTGCCTGATGTTTATGACAGTGTCGGTGTCGGTATTGATTTATCTGCGGGGATGAGCGAAAGAAATGATTGGACTGTATTTACTTTGGCTGGAAGAGTTGATGACAAGGTTTATGTTATCGATTACAAAAGGATGCGTTCGATGGGGAATGTAGAAAAAATTGAGGCTTTATGTGAGTTATTGGTTGAGTGGAATCTCTTGGAATCTAACGATCAAAATCAATTTTTCAAGACTGATTCGCCTGTTATTATTTGGCCAGAAGTAGTTGCTTATCAAAAAAGTTTTGAAGGAGATTTAAAACGATTCCTATTTAATGAATGGCAGCTCTACAATTTAAGTATTAGCCCTGTAAAAGGTTTCCGTGGTGACAAGCTCGCAAGGCTTAGAGGCATCATTGGTCTTTTTGAAAGGCGTAAAATTATTTTTAATAAATACAGAGATTTTAATTACATGATTGACGAAGTAGTGAATTTTGGGCATGCACCTCACGACGATTGTGCTGACTCTTTGAATATCGTTGTACAAGGCTTGATGCGACGAGGAAGTGCTCAGGTCGAGTGGCAGTAATATAAAGAAATGAGCAAGCCAAAATCAGAGCGTTTCCGCCGCATCTTAGAAGCAGCACGAAAAAGAGATGGTCAGAGCGGAACTGACACGATGATCGTGAATAGTCATCTAGCCCAGATGAAACTATTCATGTTGAGACAAGGTTTAGAATTTTACCCAGCCCAAGATACTTTCGGTTTCAGGAAAGCCTTCTTGACTGAGTTAATTATCGAAAATGAAATTGACACACGTTTAGAAGGTATTGTTGACGACTTCCTGATAGACGGTAAAGGCCTGTTTTATTTCAGACCTATTAACGAGTCATATCGTTTAATGTGGTTTAGTAAAGATAACTATAGAGCTTATTACGATGCGGAAGGAAATTTAGAAGAGATCGAATTAATTTATTCTTTCGATGTTAAAAACACCTTAGGTGCATTAGCAATGCCTGGGGATAACGGTAGCAAAAGGTATGTAAAATTACAGGTCAAGAAAGATCTTATTAAAGAAACGATAACAACTGAGAAGCCATCTTTCGATGGAGGACCTTTAAATACGAGTTATTCGCCTAATAAAACAAGAACTCTTACGAATAGTTTAGGTTTTATCCCAGCAGTTGAATCGTTTAACACGATGAGAGCAACTGGAATGGATGCTTCTGGTGACTTTGATTGGCTAGCAGATCAAATTGTTTTGCATGATGATTTAGTTAAGAATATTAGAACTAATATTCATTTCTTTGGTAATCCAACTTTAGTTTCAAGTAGACCCAAGCATGACTTAGTCGAGTCAGGAGATGAGGAACAATTAAGACCTACAATTAGCTCTCAGGCTGGTTTCTTTTCTGCTGATAGAGCATCCACACGAGTGAGTCAACCAGGTGGTAGTGGTGGTAGCGGTATGAAGGTTCCACGATTAATAGCCAATGTTGAACCCTCTGACCGTGCTGTTTATTTAACTCCTGATGCCGTTTCGGGAGATCAGAATCTGTATGCAAGACAATACAGAGAAGAAGTAAGAACAGCTTTAGGGGGAGTAGATGAATTAGGTATTAGTTCTGGGGCAACAGCATATGAAATTAAATCTTTATATGGTAGAGCAGCAACAACAGCATCAAGGCGTTGCAAAGGATTATTGACATATGGTTTATGTAAATTATTATCTTTAATCATCTTCCATGAAGAAAAATTATTCAGAGAATCATTTGCTGCAGCAGTTGGACTAGAAAAACCTTTACCTCCTTTAGAAGAACTATATCCTGACGCATTGCTATATAACCGAGCATTGATGGAATATAAAGCGAATTTAGGAGTTCATGAAAATGAAGTAGAAATTGCCATTAGCACAGCTGTCGAGAATGCTGAATTACCTCGAGGAGTTGTAGGGCTAGTCCCTGATGGTGATAGGAAAATTGAATGGAGATGGAAAGGCCCAGTGTTCGAGGACAGCACAGAGGATATACTGAATTCAAGTATCGTTGTTAGAAACCTTCAAGAACTTGGTGTTAATAGCATCGAAGCCTTAAGGCATCTCTTCCCTAATAAAACAGACGAAGAACGCAGCGCAATGCTTAGTGGCTATCCATTTAGAATGGCTCAAGCTACTCAAAGCAGTATTAACACGTTCCTGTCGCTGATAGACAATATGCGACGGATACCTCATCCGCAGGCTCCAGACCTGCCGATGTTAAGCGACCCCAAACTCGATTTGACACCATTTGTCTATCGAGCAATGGATTATTTAAAACGAGAATTAACCTATGCAGGACAGTACAACGACTCCACAGGCGGTGGCGACCCCTCAACCCTCGATTCCCTCGAGCGCGCCCGTGTCGACGCCGGTCTACCAGCAAGCTCCACCCCAGACCGCCCAAGCTTCACCCCAGACACCTACGGTGGACTCGACTCCCCAGGTGGCACAACAGGCGGCTCCACAGGCGGTCAATCCTTGGCAGGAGGCGTACAACAGGTTGTCAGAGAACCTGAGCACTCAGCAGCCCTCCCAACCGCAGGCAGCTTACTCAACACCGACCCCACAGACTCCAGCACCGGCGGTCTCGCAGGCAGCGCCTCAAGGTTACCAAGCGGCTCCATCAATTTCGGGGACCCCGACCTCATGGCCCCAAGCAACGCAGGCTTATTCACAGCAGGTAGCACCCCAGGCGGTAGCACCCCAGCAGGTGCAGCCCCAGTTGACACAGGAACAGGTGCAGAGCTTGCAAGCAGAGCAGAACGCACCAAGTCCAGACGCGTATCTAGGAAGCGTAAGCAAAGAAAGTCTTGAAGTATTAAACCACTTCGGAGCAGAAGCACCAGCACTATTAAATAGATATGCTTGTGTAGTTGAAGATGCTTTATTAACTCAAGCTAAGCAGACATCTGAAACCTTAGAAAAGGTTCAGGCAATGCAAGGCTCTTTAGATAAAGCTAAAAAAGTGATTGGTGCAGCAGCAGAAGACAATGCTGCATACCATGTAATGTTGACTAACCCTGAAATGCTTTCTTCTTACGTCAACGAATTCTTCGGTCCAGAAGGTCCTTATCCAACTGAATTAGCTCGTGATCGCCTAGCAGCAGAAGTCGCTGCAGGGGAACAGCGTTTCCAACCTCAAGCAGCCCCACAAGCTCCAGCTCCTTCACAAGCTCCAGCTCCACAGGCTCAAGTAGCTCCACAAGCTCAGGCAGCTCCACAGGCTCCAGCTCCACAGGCTCCAGCTCCACAGGCTCCAGAATTCCAACGTCCTCAACTTGATATGCCAGCTCCTGGCGTTCAGGCCGGATCTGATGACTTCTGGTCTGCTTTCTCTAATATGAGTGATAGCAATCCTGCTGAAGCTTGGAAGGTTCTTACTTCTGCATCTCCAGATGCATTACGTAGTAAGGTTCTAGTTTCCGAAGCTTAGTCGTTACGTGGCCTCGTTTTTCGAGGCCTTTTATTTATGACAGCAAATGTAAGAAGACCGTCTCACTTGACGGATCCATCAGGTGCTCCCAGTTCAGATGGGACAGGAACGGCTGTTCAACAAATGACAGCGGCTGAAAGGGTAAATGCAGCTACAGCAAATCCTCAGTACATGAGTGCTTTTGAAAGGGCGGCAAAAGATGCAATGTTGAACGAAAGTGATGCAAATCTTAAGGCCAACGCTGTTGCACAGCATTATCAGGAAGGTGTAAAAGATTTAATTACATTGAATCAGCATAATAAAGCTTTAGAAGCAGATATAGCTCAATCTGGCCTTACCCCAGAAACTTACGCTGCATCTATTTAAGAGCAGATTAAAATAAAGATATTCTTTCCTCGCCTACATGAGGGTAGCCGGTGATTCTGATTTTCACGACGCGCTAGCTGAAGAGTGGGGCGAGGAAATTTCGCCTGCTAATGATAAATTAGATTCTTTTCTTCATTTATACGAATTACTTGTTTCTAAGGGCTACAGTGAATCGTACGCTGAAGAAGTGGCTATTGGAATGCTGGAAGGACGCGAGCCAATGGCGAAAGAAACGACAAGATTCGCTCGGATCCACAAAGATACACCCCCTAGCGTTAGATTCTGCGGTTCATCTAATACAGAGTCTTGAGGGATGCGAGAAGGATGCTTATCTAGATCCCGTGGGTATTCCTACGATTTGTACTGGAATAACTCAATATCCCAATGGAACCCATGTAATGATGGGTGACACATGTCATCTTGATGTATGTAGTAGTTATCTCAAACAAGAATTACTCAAGAGTATTGTACCTGCCTTAGAAAATATCCCTGACTGGAATTATTTCGGTTGTAAGAGGCAAGCAGTTTTAATGAGTTTCGCATGGAATTTTGGTGCGAAGTTTTACGAGGATAGCGAATATGAGGAGATAACAAAGATACTATTTGAAGGCTTCCAGTATCCTGAGAAGTATCAGGAAATACCTGCAATCTTAAATCTGTACATTAAAGATAAAGATGTTATTCTTCCTGGGTTAGTTAATCGTCGTAAAATCGAAGGTATTATGTGGAATCAAGAATCAGACGGTCAAATGACTTTTATTAGTCGCAAAGATACTGATCTCAAGAAAGCACCTATTAGCAGTCGCTTTTTGTCAACAGCAGGCAAAGTAGAGTGTAAACAGGGAGCGACAATTAAAGTTACAAGGGTTGAGGAAATACCAGGAGAGAATTACGCATGGGTTCGCTTTGAAGGTAGTGGAGATAGGTGGGCAATTTACATGCCAGATTGGAGAGAAAAAAGTTCAAGAAATTCTCAAGAAGAGGATGGTATTAATTGGTTAGATTTTGCTTGCCCTGTCGGGAAATATTTAACAGCTGGTGAAATTTTGCAATACGACGCACGAAGAGTTCCTGAGGTGGGTAGTGAAATAGAGAAGACATTAATTAACACTTGCAGGGAATATGACAAAATTCGTGATGCTTGGGGAGAGCCTTTAGGGGTTACTAGTTTTTACAGACCTGAACCAATTAACAGAGAGTGTGGGGGAAGCGAGAAATCTCATCATGTACTAGGTACAGCAATGGATATTTATACTATCGATGGCAGGACATTAGATAAATTTCACCTATGGCTTGTGCAACGATGGGATGGAGGATATGGAGATTACAGAAGTAAAGGATTCATCCATATAGATGTTCGAAATGGTCAAGGATTTAAATCTCAACCTGGGGGAAAACCTAAGTTTTTATGGGGCTTTTAACGGTAGTAACGGTCGTATTGTGGATTAGGGTCTTTCGGTTGAGGGGTTGGTTGTAATAGTTGATTAGTTCCCACACCTATACCGACACCTAATAGCCCAGCCAATACTTGGTCGTCAAAGCCTTTGGCTAAAGGAGTACCAGAACTGGTTGTTTTTGTTTTCGTCTCTTCTACTTTTTTAATTGTTTTATCGGTTGTTTCTTTCAGGGATTTAGTTTTAGCTTTTTCTGCTTTTGAAGGAACTATCTTTTTATCTGAGGACTTCCTTTTAGGCTTAGGCAATGCAGTAGTATTTTTAGTGACCTTTGGCTTAGCAGGAGTTGGTTTGATTGGCTTCTGGGGCGTCGGAACTAAAGGATTTTGAGTATCAGTTGTATTAGACGTGACTAGGGGCTTCTGGGGCGTATTAATTGGATTGTTCTTTTGAGGTGTTAAGACTTGGTCAGTAAAAGATAAGTTTTCAGTTACTACGGGTTGAGTTCTAGGTTCGTTTTGATTGGTTAAAATCTCCCATTCAGCCTGCCTTTTAGAGTCATCATAAAAATCATTCCATGCCTCCTCAGATCCTTCTGGAGAAATGTATTCTTCTAATTGTTTCTTTCTGTTTTCTGTAAGTTTTTCAGGTGTTGGTATGCCTGGTGTTTGCTCCTGTATTTGATCTACTTGAGGTAATGGTTTGCTTCTTTCTAATGTGTCTCTATTTGTAGGTAAGTTAGCTTTAATCTGCGGAGGAGAAACAGCGTCAACTACTAATGTTGGATTTCTTCCTGTATCTCTAAATCCTTGAGCAATGGCTCGGTCTTTCAGAGTTGTTCCAGTTACCACCCTCCCAGCATCAGCTAATGCTCTTTGAGCTATACCCCTGACTCCCGATAAACCTGCTTGAGCAATAGAACCAACAGTAGGTTCGCCTATAGCTTGGTTGACGAGATTACCGAAATTCTTGAATTGCTGATTACCGGCTTTCTGCCGATACATTTCCCGTACTAGCCTCGATCTTCTGTTGAGAGTCATTTAGACCACCTTAATAGCTAAGGCATTAGCGTTGAATTGAACTGTATCGCCTGATTGCACATCTACATTTGCAGTTAAAGCTCCAGATGCTATGAAATTTCCCGAGGTTTGAGCATCCCATAATCCAAAGTGAGATAAGGTCTGCTGTGTTCCATTCTGTGCATTAGTTGTTATTTGCACAGTATTGGTGTTTTTTATTTCAAAACCACTAGGAGAGGCTCCTGTAACTCCTGTAAAGGCAGAAGCAGATATAGCTGTTCTATTTGAACTTCCCGTAACGGTTAATGTTACGTCGTTAGAAGTGCCAGCAGTACCAGGATCGCCAGTATGAATACTGACGTATACATTGCTTAAAGCAGTTGGAAACGAGGATCCTTTTATCCAAGTAAGGATTTCGGTCGCAAAATACTGGGAAAACGCCATACTGCAGTTAACTCTTCGTCATTTACTATTTTGACAGCTCTTGAGAGGTGACTATTATTTAGTACCCACCGCCCGGAGAGGATACTGTTAGCGTAGCGTAATTAGACGATGTCAGCTCAGACGTCGCTGAAGGAATACGGTGATACATCAACATGCGACCATAAGGCTCAAAACGCCCTTCTGCTATTCCGACCGAGTTGATAATTATTAATCCATAACTATCTTTTAGTCCTCCTCCAGAGCCTGTAAGTGCTTTGATTATTGCAGGAGCGGGTAAAGTACCATAAGAGTCATTTGATAGGGTTGCAGTACCGTAGCCCTTGATAAGAGGGAGTCGACCGTAAGACAAGTTGGAGCCTGTTGCTGTTCCAAATAGCTGAACGTAACGAATAACTTCTAAATTGACGCTATAAGGGACGGATTGCCATTGAGAAGAAGTAACAGTGAAATAAAAAATCCCAGGCGGAAGTTGTAAAAGATTTTCATTGACGGTTGTATTAATAAGATCGTTCTTGTACGCAAAACCGTCCCCTGTTAGAGGCATTGGCTTCTTATTGGCATTCAAAATTCCTAGCGAAACATATTTATCGGTGTGTTTATTAATCGGATTTCTTGTGATTCGAATATCAGATTCACCCTGACTGATTACTTTGAAATATAAAGTGTTAGTTCCTGATTCTGATCCAATAGTTCCTGTTATAACGACATTTAAATTATCAACCGATCCTAGATCTTTAGCCTTACTGACTGAATTGAATTTGACATGATCAAGTCTAAGAAAAGAGGGGGAAGTTTTACTGCTCCCCCCATAAGAATCGGATATTTTATTTAAAGCTGTCGTTACCGAGGTCATTGAGTCGGCATAAAAGTCCTTCTTTACTTGAATCTTACTCGATATAGTAAATCAGGGGACGCCACACGATAGCTAGTCGCCTGGCGTTCTGTTTAAGACTTAAAGAAACTACAAAAATTTAAGCCCCCTGTTTAGCTACCTCTGACGTAGTTCTTCTTCGAGGCTTCCTCAGCGTAACTTCTTTTTCATCGCATGGTGAACCGCAGGAGTAATTGTATCTATTAGTGTTTCTAATGCTTCTCTATTTAGGGATAATTGAAAAATCGCTGATTGGTTCTGTCTTAGATGACATTTTATATTCCAGTAATCTTGCAGCCATTGGGATAGGTTTTCGTATTCTTGATCTGAATACCTTCCTTTTATTGATCCTTTACGTCCGATAATTCGGCCTTGATCAATCCATAAAGAAGTTAAGCCATGTATACCTGATAATTGCAATGCTTGATTAGATAGATACGAAGTGTCTTGAGGGTAGAGTATTTCGTACACTCTCCAGAGATGGTCACTATGTAGACGGAGGCGTTCCTTGTCGTAGTAAGTATCTGTTGCCAATCGATCCCAGAAAACTTCTAAAGGGGTGACATGTAACTTACGTAATGTTCTTAATTGATGATTGAGATACGTTTTGTCAACCTCGGATCTAGATATTTCTAGCCAAGGTCTTTTGTTCTTCCCCTTGAGTGCTACTTTCCCTTTGCCCAAGCAATAACTCAGTGCGCGCACTACGAATCGAGCTTGCATTCCAAGTTTCTCCAGTGAATAAATGTTGTCTAGATTTAGGAGCGTAAGGAAGTAATATGGATTTTATTTTTTGTGATTGTTCTGCATTAAAAGATAAACGAGGACGAATATAGTAACGATTAATAACTGAAGACGCTCCTGTTAAAGTCTCCAGCCATTGAGATACCAACTGAGCCTCCTCTTCTGTATTTCCAACTCGTGCCAAGTCTGTCGCTCCTTTTTCTAAATGCCTAGAGCCTTCAGCCCACATCCACGCGGCGGCCTCCCCTCCAAGTAAACCTAATGTTGCTTTAGTTATTTGTCTTTCCCCTCGAGGGTACAAAAGATTGTGTATTGGTCTTAGTTTATTAGTCGATACCCTGAATCGAAGGATTGGAGTTGTTTGACCGTTTGCTCGAGGAGTTGTTTTATAGGGAACAATTTTTGCTTTTGTTGGAATGAATTGCCTGAATTCAGTTACTTTTTCTTCAAGAAAAGCAGATTCAGATGGACCTGCTGTAAGAGTTAATTGAACATAACCGCCTCCAGGAGTGCGATAAGAAACAAGGCTGCCATCTGCTAGTAATAAACCCAGTAATCCTCGAACGTCTATTGCGTCCAAAAGTTTCACCCTACGTACTTCATTTATAGTAGTGATGACACGTCGATAGTGTCATTAAATTTCTATAAGCTACGGAGTGATTGCGATCCATGTGGATTGACAACGATTTTCCAAAGCTGTTAGGTGCTGAGCTCTATAGGCCCCATCCCGGTTATGTAATCGAGATGGCTGTAGAGCCAGTAGTGGTACACGATTTCGCGAAACAGCCCGGACAAACGGTCCAGCTCGACCGCTATCGCTTTTGGGGAAATCCTGGCAATAAGGATTCCAGAGAGCGTACAGCAGATCAAACACTCGGTACAGCATCTAGCCGCAATATTGTTAAAGACAAGGTTCTCGTAACCTTAAAAGAGTACACAGGTCCTGCCGATCCAACAGATGCGACATCTCCTAGTACTTTCAAGGTTGCAAGAGAGACTCTCTTAACAGCACAACGTCTACTTTTAGACACAGGTAACCTCAACGTTTTTCATCAGAGTATTGGGTCCCTCACCCTTTTGGATGACTACCGGCGTTGGCGTGACAGGGTTTTCGCTGATGAACTATTTAAAGCGGAAGCTAACGGAGAAGCAACAGATAGCCAAGGTGGATATTTTTATCCAGGCGGTAAGGCTAAGGCTGGTTCTGCTCCATTCATTAGTTATGCAGCAAACGCTTCAGGTAAGTTCGACGTAAAAACCGACTTGCTTCAAGTTGTTAAGGACATGCGTAAGCGCAACGTTCCAACTTTTGCTGATGGCTACTACAGATGTATTGCTGATCCAACAGCAATGATGCATCTCAGGCAGAACGAGGCGTTCAGAGAAATAGCTCGCTATGCAGGAAACGGAATGGTGAATCCACTCCAGCCTGAGCAAGCTCCTAACGCTAACTTCTTCCAAGGTATGGGTCCTGCTTATGGACAAGCTGGATTTGTAGCTGGTCAGCCGGTGATGCCTACCGGATTTTTGTTTGAGGGCGTAAGATGGTTCGAATCAACCAACTTGCCTGAGAAATCTTTACAGGTAACAATCACTGACGCGAGCATCACTAATACAGTGACAACCGCTGCTCCTATGCTCTTCTTTGGCCCTCAGGCTATTGGTGTAGGTATTGGTGGTAACAACGCTCAAATTCTTCTTAATAATAACGACGATTTTTCGCGCTTTATTATTATGATTTGGTCCCTCTTTGCTGGGTTCGAAATGCTGAATAAGGATTTCGTGACTTGTGCCTTCAGTTTCGTTTACTAAGGTATTTATCACATGGCAAAGAAAATCTTTCCCGGCAACTGGGTTGCCCAACTAAGTAGCTACCAAGGTCAAGGCGTTGTGTCTGAGCCTGGTCGCGTTTACTATCAAAAGACAGGTTACGCAAAAGTTGATTCAACTGGTGGTACATCTTTTGACGTCGTCATTCCTAGCCCAGATCTCAGAGGAGACGACAAAGCTCGTGCAGATATCACAGGATTAACATTGCCAGCTGGCGCTAATGTTTACTCTGTTGGTATTCGTGTACCTGACGTTCGTAAGGATAAAGGAGTTGGAACAGCTACTTCTGGTCTTGTTGGAACTAACACCAACAGATTGAAAGTTGCTGATGCTATCGGAAACGACGCAACAATTACAACTACTAAAGTTGCTTCTAACTCTGCAGATCTTGCAGTAGGTAGTACAACTATCGCTCCTGGAACTTCAGTAACTGGTCTTGTTACAGCAGCTACCTTGGCTGGTGCTGAGACTCTTAAGGTCTACGTAACTGACAGCACAGGAACATCTGCAGGTTCTACCTTAACTTCAACTGCTACCGGTGGCACATACCTCATCGTTACTGTTTCATATTTTGTTGATGATGCAGTACCTAACAGTGAGGATGTTGGAACTCCATACGTAGTTGAGCAAGGCGCATAGTTGGATTAATTAGTTTTTATCCCTACAATGAAGGACATCTGGTATCGGATGTCCTTTTTTTGTGTTATGACGCTTTATCAAAATCAAAAGACTGGTCAAATTGTTGAATTCATATCCCATCACGACAAGGATTGGGCAATGGTTAAAAACAATGCAGGCCAAGTTGTTTATGTAGCATTGGCTGACTTAGTGTCTTACGAGGCTGGTAAAGGCCGCACGGGGCAAACAATTGAACCTCAGACAGCGGAAGATCATAAGGACGAAGATAAAATGCCTGAAAGTGTGATTCCTGTAGATACGCGATTAAACGTCAATGTGGCAACAGCAGAAAATATTGCTAAAGCTGTAAAAGGTATTGGCTATGCTACGGCGAAGAAAATAGTCGAACTTAGATTATCTCTCCCAGGGGAGAGATTTAAAAATTTAGACCAACTCAAAAAGATTAGTCGAGTCGATTGGGATACTATTATTGCAGAAGATCTGATCTACGTTGCATAATTCCCGTACAATAATAGATAGGTTGCATTATTAGTGATTGGAACTTAACGACTACGACAAAAGCCGTTGTCGGTTTCATTTGGGATACAACACTGGAGCTAATCTTCCAGCGGGTGATATTGCTCGTCTAGAAGAAGCGATGGCTCGTATACCTGACTCCTATTTCTATAATCGAACGACCGAACATTTAGACCGTTGTGATAAGGCTTACAAGCTGTCGCAAGTGTTTAAATCTGAGACACAACCTCAACCTAGTCGTATTCAAAGGATTACCGGAGATACGGATAGGGCTATCTACCAGTCTGATCCTATTAAGGCTGACAAAGATTACAGGGAGATTTATCTCAGGGAAGTAGACCGACTTGCTGAAACTCTGTATGTAGCTAACTACAGGAGAGATGAAGTAAGACGCTATGCATTTGATCGGTCTGGATCGGAATTTATTATGGCTATTAAGGGACCAGCGGATACAGCAGTTGGAACCCGAGTCTCTCAAGCTGTTGGCTCAATGAACTGGAGGTAAACCACATGGCACGATTACCGAGAGGAGTAGATCCTTCTCAAATGAAAAGGCATTCCCCCATCATGGGTAGATGGCAGAAAGATACATTAGTAGATACAGCAAATCCTTTAGTAGATACTTCTAAAGGTGGATGGGTTGTATCTGGACAGAAGGCTGAAGA